CAGGACGAACAGGTGTTCAACACCCTGGTCAATGCCGTGCTACCCAAAGCGCCGCCGTCGCCGAACCTCATCCGCGAAGCCGCAATGGCAAGCCGCATCCGCAAAGCGGTATTGGAAGGGGCAGACTGGCTCACTGCCAGTCAGGTTGCGCAACTGGCGGGCTTGAGCGCCAGCAACCCCAGTACACAACCCAACAAATGGAAGCGTCAGCGGCAGATTTTCGCCATCCATCACAACGGAATAGACTACTTCCCCGGCTACGCGCTGGACCCGGCCACGGACTATCGTCCACGCAAAAGCCTCAAACCCATTCTTGAGGTCTTCGGTGACGAAAAAGACGGCTGGGGCATCGCGGGCTGGTTCCTGGCGCTGAACAGCTTTCTGGGCGCACGCAAACCGCAAGACTTGCTGGCAAGCGAACCACAAAAGGTGCTGGACGCTGCTATCGACGAAATGCAAGACATCGCGCATGGGTAAGCACGCCGCTCCGATCACGCCGCCCGAGACGCTGCACATCACCCGCATCACGCTGCACCCGCAGCAGGTCTTGCATCGCGTGCATTTACAGGCATACCACGCCACGCAATTCAACCCCGGCCACACAGGCGATGCGCGTTTCAGCCCGATTCAAAACCGTCAAGGTCAAGCGATTCCGACACTCTACGCAGCGGACACCTTTCAGGCCGCATTGATGGAGTCGGTTTTCCATGACGTACCGCACGAGGCGGGTTTCAAACTGTTTGACCGGCGCAAGCTGCATCGCCAGGTGCATTCGCAACTGGAAATCCGTGCGAACTTGGTATTGGCCGATTTGACCAGCAAGCCTTTGCGCAAGCTGGGTGTCACGCGCAGACAGTTGATCGATACGGAAAAAGACCAATCCCCCAACCCCCGCCTGTGGGCGCAGGCCGTACACGCGCAGCACCCCGATGTGCAAGGGCTGTATTGGACATCACGCCAAGACGACTCAGCACGCGCGGTCGTGCTGTTTGGCGACCGCATTGCCGATGGCAGCTTGCAACAGGCGGGCGAATCGCGCAACTTACTGGAAGACGAGCGGGCCTATGGTGAAGTGCTAAAACTGGCTGCACTGATTGGCGTGGACATCAGCGCCAAGCATTTTTGGGTTTCTTCCTATACTTAATGACGACATCCGTCGTCACCGGTTGAGGTGTAGATGTTCCCTGTCTGCACTCAAAGGAAATAATTCAGATTAAACGAGGCCATACATCTACCGGCAACCTTCGGGGAGTTTGGAGATGGGTATGTCTGACCCTACCACCACCAGCAACACAGGGACTGTCCGGAATTTCGTGTTCAGGGCGTTTGGTTTGATTACTCGATGCGCAGAACAAATCGTTCAGCAAAGAGGATAGCAAACTGATTCATGGCGGTTTTCCAGTGGTTGGCGGGACGTGCCCATTTTGCGGTGATATTGCGTAGCGCCAGCCAGAGCAGTTTCGTTGCAGCCTCGTCGTTGGGAAAATGGCCTCGGGTCTTGATGGTTTTGCGCAACTGCGCATTGACGCTTTCAATGGCGTTGGTGGTGTAGATCACCTTCCTGACCGCAGGCGGGAAGGCAAAGAAGGGGATCACGCGCTCCCAGGCGTTGCGCCACGCCGTCACGACGCTCGGGAACTTCTGACCCCAGGCGCTGGCTTCAAAGGCACCCAGCGCCGCCGCTGCAGCCTCGGCGCTGGGTGCGGTGTAGATCGGCCTGATGGCACCGGCCAGCGCCTTGCGCTCTTTCCAGTTGGCATACGCCAGGCTGTTGCGGATCAGATGCACGATGCAGGTCTGCAAGGTGGTGGCCGGAAACACGACTTCCAGCGCCTCGGGCATGCCTTTGAGACCATCGGTCACAGCAATCAGGATGTCCTCGACACCTCGGGTTTTCAGGTCGTTAAAGACCTTCATCCAGAATTTCGCGCCCTCGGTGCCTTCGATCCACAGCCCCAGAATATCGCGCGTGCCGTCAGCCGCCACGCCCAGCGCCAGGTACACCGCCTTGTTGCGCACCACCGCATCTTCACGGATTTTGACCCGCAAGGCGTCGAAAAACACCACCGGGTACATGACCTCCAGCGGCCTGGACTGCCAGGCGGTGACTTCGGCCATGACTTCATCGGTGACGCTGCTGATGAACTCCGGCGAGACCTGCGTGCCGTACTGTTCCAGCAGAAATGCCTGAATGTCGCGTACCGTCATGCCGCGGGCGTACAGGGCGATGATCTTGTCGTCAAAGCCGGTAAAACGCCGCTCGTGCTTCGGAATCAGAATCGGCGCGAAGCTGGCATCACGGTCACGCGGCACGTCGATGCGCAGCGGGCCGTCGCCGGTGTACACCGTCTTGGCTCCCGTGCCGTTGCGCTGGTTGCGCACCGCTTGCGGTTTGGTCACGCCGGGCGGGTAGCCCAGATGGTGGCTCATCTCGCCTGACAGCGCACGTTCTATCAGCGCTTTCTTCAGCGCCAGCACCGTGTCGTTGATCTCCTCTGCCGTCTTCGGCTCGTGATCAAACAAGTCAATCAGGCCAGCAGGAAGCGTCGGCAGGGTGGGCAGTTGGGGTTTGGTCTTGCGGGGCATAAATCTCTCCTTGAAGAAGATAGCTTATGCCCCAAACACGAAATCTATGACACTACCCAGCGCTAAACCTGTCCGCGTCGGCACCGGCACCGACCCCTATCCAGTTTTCTCCTACGGTTCACATCACAGCCGCGCCGGGCAGCAGCATTCGGGAGCAGGCCGACCAACTCATGGATGTCCTGGAGCAACGCTTTGAGCGATGGACGCAGCAGCGCGAACACCAGCAACGCCGCACCGCCTTTGCCGGAGTGTCCTTCTGATGCTGGCGATACTGGGCGAGATCGAGTTTTCTGTGGCGGGCGGACTGTCCGGCATGGAAGTCACGCAAGGCGTGGACTATGCCGAGCATGCACGGATTGCCGGTAAGCCGTTGCTGGAATCCACGGGCGATGCGCTGGACGAATATCAGCTGACCATCGAACTGCACCCAAATCTGGGTGACGTCAATGCCCGCGCACGTGCGCTGCGCGACGCGATGGGCGCGCACGTGCCACTGGCGTTTGTGCTGGGCAGCGGCGAGTTTCTGGGCGCGTTCGTCATTACCGAATTGATGCAGACGCAGCGGCGCACATGGGCCAACGGCGCAGCGTTTGCATCGACCTTGAACATTACCTTGCGCCAATGGGCGGGGGACTTTGAATACACACCGCCCGCGCCTGCACTGGCCGATTCGGTACAAGATGTCCAGGATGCGCAGCCGGATTTGTTGCGTGAACAACCCCCCATCAAAACCGCCGCCATCGAGGCGCTGGATCAGGCGCGCGCGGCTGCGCAAACGGTAGGCGAGGCGGTGCGCGTGGTCGATTCGCTAAAGAATGGCGACGTGGCGGCCGCCCTGCAACAGGTGCCTGCGCTGGCGGGCATGGTGGGGCGTGCCGCGCCCATGCTCTCGACCATGACAGATGCCGTATCTGCCTTGCAAGGCGAATTTGAAGCGGCATCGGAATTGGTGCAATTGGGAACGGATGCACGGGCACAGGTGCAACGCGCACGCGAGATCCTGTCTGGCGACGTGGATACAGCCAACGTCCTGGCAAAGCTGGCGGCAGGCGGGCAGTCTTTGGAGGCCGTGCTGGGGATGTTTGAGCAGTCGGCCAAGCCGCTGGCACAACTGGCCGCAGCGGTGGCTACGCGCAGAATTTAAAGGGGGTCGGCATGGCACAACATACCTTGATTCACGTCACCCAAGCAGGCGAGCGCTGGGACGCGATTGCCTGGCAGTATTACGGCGACGCGCACCGCTACGCGCCGATTATCGCGGCCAATCCGCACGTGCCGATTACGCCTGCGCTGCCTGCGGGGGTTCGCCTGAATATTCCGGTGCTGGCGCGCAGTGGGGCCAGTCCTACAAACCGCGCAGGGCTGCCGCCGTGGATGCGCTGAACATCATCCCGCAAGCGCATATCCAGCTACTGTACGAAGGCCGGGATATATCGCGCGATGTGAGCGCGGCGCTGGTACGCCTGCGCGTGACCGACAATCTGTCGGACGCCAGCGATGACCTGGACATTGAGCTGGAAGACGTAGACGGTCGTTGGCGTGATGCCTGGTATCCGGGGCATGGAGATGCCTTGGCGCTGTCACTGGGCTGGCAGCAACGGCAAGAGACAGTTTCGCCCTTCGGTCGTTTTGAAATCGACGAGGTGGAGTTGAACTATCCGCCTGCGACGCTTTCGGTTAGAGCGCTTGCGGCAGGCATCCGGGGCGATTTGCGTTCTGTGCAGCACCGAGCGTATGAGGGCATGACGCTGGCGGCCATCGCCCGCCAGATTGCGCAAAGACAGGGCTTGGAATTTGCAGGCAGTGTGGACGCCATCGCCCTTGAGCGTCTGACGCAGGAGGCCGCCGACCTTGAGTTTTTGCGTGATCTGGCTGCGCAATACGACCATGCTTTCAAAATCTGGGATGGCAAGCTGGTCTTGCAGAGAATATCGGATCTGGAAAAGCTCGATCCCGTGGCGCAGCTGACGCTTTCTGATCTGGCCAACGTGCGGCTGCGCGATTCGTTTCGGGAGATCCCCGAAAAAGTGACCGTCAAGCATCAGGATGCTGCAAAAGGCAAGCTCGTGGAAATGGACTTTATCGACGGCAAAGTGGTGGCGGTGCCCGCCAGTGTCAGCAAAACCAAGTCCAGCGGCGACACCGCCAAAAGCCAATCGCGGGCGAGCTCGTCTGCGGTGGCCGCTGCACAAGCAAAGGCCAGGATGGCGCGCGCGCAGCGCGAGCGCTGCACGGCAAGCTGGACGTGTATGGGTAGACCCGAACTCAAAAGCGGCAGCGTCGTAGATTTGGCGGGAGACACCGCAGGCCGCTTTGCCGGGCGCTGGCTGATTACCCGGGCAAGCCATAGCATCGACAGGAGTAGCGGCTTTGTGACCGAGATCGACGCTTGCCGGGTAGCTGAAAGCAACCAGGAGCAACCCAAGCCATGAGCCAACAGTGCTACGGCATCGTTACCGCGCTGGACTACGTTAACTGCCGCGTACGTGCGCGTCTGCCGGATCGGGATAACGTCGAGACGTACTGGCTGCATCTGCCGCAGACCAACACGCTGGGCGTGCAGCGCCGCCGCATATTGCCTACGCTGGGCGAGCAGATCGCTATCTCTCTGGACAATGATGGCGCGGGTGGCACGGTCACGGGCGGGGTGTATCACGAAGGCAATCGGCCACCGGTAACAGACCCTGATACCGAATACGTGCGTTTTAAAGACGGCACCACCGTCACGTATAACCAGGCCAGCCATGCCATGGAGATTGAGGGGCCTGCCAGCATTACCGTGATTGCCGGGTACGTGACGGTACAGGCCAGCGCGGTCACGCTCGATACCCCAAGCACCACCTGCACGGGCGACTTGACCGTGGCGGGCAGTTTGGTCATGGGTGCGGGCGGCAGCGGCACGGCGACGATGAACGGCAATGTGCAAGTCAACGGCAGCGTCACCGCTACGGGGTCGGTGATGGACGCGGGCGGCAACAGCAACCATCACAGCCATTGAGCTTGCGCGGGTGTTTTCTTAAACGGCTTTACAAGACGTGGGGCAAGCTGCACCGCATCATGGCCAGCATGATGCAAGCACGACCTGTTTATCCCGTCCCTACCAATGCTGCGCACTGGCAGCCCGCGTTGGGGCGCGCGCGTGCCGATGGCGAACTCGTCACCGGCGCAGACGACATCGATCAAGCCATCCGCATCATTCTGGCAACGCCCTTGGGGTCTGACGCGCACCGCCCGCAGTTTGGCTGCCGCGTCCACGATTACATCGACTGGCCCATCGAACGTGCGCGCCCCCACATCGTGCGTGAAATCGTCGCTGCGCTGACCCGCTGGGAGCCGCGCATGCGCCTTGAATCCGTAGAGGTGCAGTCAGCATCGGCTCAAAGCCCCGAGCACGCCATCATCCGCATTCGCTGGCGCGCCGCGGATGGCATCATCCGGCAAACGCAGGTGGGCGCATGAGTACGGTATCGACGGCGACCTTACCCGCCCCGGAGTTTGTGCGCATAGACCCTGCTGCGATTGAGGCGCAGTTGATCAAGCGTTATGAAGCGCTGGCCGACAAAAAGCTGTATCCGGGGCAGATCGAGCAACTCTACATCAACCAGATCGCCTACGCAGACGGTCTAATACGTGCCGCGATTCAGGCCGCATGCGAAAAAATGTTGGTGCGCACCGCCAGCGGCGTGTTTCTGGATTATCTGGGTGACCTGGTCGGCACGCCCAGATTGAGCGCTGCGGCGGCACAAACGCGGATTGCGTTTACGTTGAACGAACCCGCTACTGCGCCACTGTTTATCCCGGCAGGAACGGTCGTTGCCAGCGCCGACGGACGGGTCAGTTTTGCGACCGAGGAGGACATTGAGGTCGGCACAACGCCTGTCACGGTGACAGCGATCTGCACCGAATCGGGTGAGGCAGGCAACGGCTGGTTGCCCGACCAAATCAACGCGCTGTCTGCGGGCTTGCCCGTAACGGCCAGCAACGTTTCTGCCAGTAGCGGCGGCGCGGACGTGGAAACCGATGATCGTTACCGAGAACGCATCATCTCTGCCCCCGAGGCGTATACCAACGCAGGCAGTTACGGCGCGTACCGCCATCACGCGATGAGCACGCATCAGTCCATCGTAGACGTGGCAGTCCTCGGTCCCAACGAGGGCGAGCCGCCGGGACATGTCGCTGTCGTGCCCTTGACGGATACCGGCCTGCCCGAGGCGACGCTGATCGAACGCGTGCATGCCAAGCTGTCTGCGGATACCGTGCGCCCGTTATGTGACACCGTGGTCGTGCGCGCGCCGCTCGTCGTGCCTTATAGCGTTGAGGTCGCACTCACGCTCTACGAATCCGCCGACGTGGCGTTGACGTTACAACGCGCGCAAGCCGCACTCACCGAGTATCTGGCCGCGCGCGCCCGCCTGCTGGGCGCGGACCTCGTGCCCGAACAGATCGCCGCCGCCTGCCACGTCTCCGGCGTTTATCGCGCCGTGGTGGTGCAGCCCGCGCTTACTGTCCTTGAGGTCTATCAGTGGGGGCAATGCACAGGCGCGACAGTGACGCTTGCCGGAGCCGCGCATGGCTGAATCGTCCCCGCTTGAGTCTTCTGTACCCGAGCTACCCCCACCGCTGGCGGGCGACGCACGCATGGCGCTGCTTGCCAAGCTAGTCTGGGAACAGTACGCCCACACCGACCTCTCGCCGCTGCTCGTTTATCTGGTCGATACGGTACGTGATGAGTTATTGGTGCATTTGGCCGATCAATTCCACGTCATGGGCATCGAGGGCTGGAATCTGGCCGAGACGCCCGCGCAGCAGCGCCGCTTGATCAAAGACTCCATCGCCATGCATCGGATGAAGGGCACGCCTCGCGCCTTGCATACCTTGGTCGAGCGGTTGGACTTCGGGCGCATCCAGATACAGGAAGGCATCGGCCATCTGCACTACGACGGTGTCTACACCTACAGCGGCCACATGGTTCACGGCGACCCTCACGCCTGGCCGATCTACCGCGTCATCCTGCTCGACCGCGCACTGACCAACGAACAGGCCCAGGCGCTGCGCCAGGCGCTCGCGGCCTATGCCCCTGCCCGATGCCTCTTGGCCGGGCTGGACTATCAATCCGTCCCCATCCGCTACAACGCGCTGGCCGCGTTCGATGGACAATACAACCACGGGAGCGCTTAATGGCAAACCTTGAAGAAACCGCCGTCTGGACGCCCGGCGTCTATCAGTTAGAGACCACCGATCCCGTTCTGGGCGGACCCGTGCAGCCAGAACCGGCAACAGGCGGTATCGCCAACCGCGCGGCGCTGGCGCTGGCCAACCGCACCGCGTACCTGAAAGCGCAGGTGGAGTTGAAGGCCAACAGCGATGCGGCGCTAGCCAGCTTTAACGGCTCGCTACCCTTCGCGCGCTTGGCCGGGGTGCCGACCAGCTTTACGGCCAGCCCGCATCAACACGCCTGGACCGACGTGACCGGCAAACCAGCGCAGGCCACGCGCTGGCCGACATGGGGCGAAGTCACCGACAAGCCCGCCAGCTTTGGCGCGCCGGTGGTCACGCTGGCGACGCTGCCCACTACCGACATGGGACCCGTCATCGTGGCCGATGTGGCCGAGGTCTGGGTGTGGGTGAGCACGCCGTACTACATCGGCTACCGCTCACCGCTGTGCGGGCGGCCCGTGTATGGGCATACGGTCGCGCCCTTGGCAAACGAAGTCGACGCCGTGGGCGGCGTCGTATCGAAATCTGCCTATGCTGGTTTGTGGGGCTACGCGCAAGAAAACGCCCTGGTCGTCAGCGAATCCAATTGGGCAGCCAACATCGGCGCACATTGGTTCGTAGACGTGTCGGATAGCCAATTCCGCGTGCCGGATCTGCGAAATCAATTTTTACGTTTCACCGGAACCGACGCAGACACTGCAAATGCAAGAGTCCTCGGTAGTCGGCAAAATGGTGCGTTTGCAGCGCACACCCATTTTGACCAATCTGCGTACGCTGACAACCCCAGTCTCCTGCCGCCAGGGCAGCCAGCATCGTCTACGCGCTACGCGAAGCAATACCGCAACGTCAGTCAAAACCTTGTCGATATCTACGGTATCGGACCAGTTTCTGGCTTGCAGTCTCTGCCAACTGGTGGCACCGAAACCCGGCCGGTCAACGTTGTCTACCACCCCCGCGTCCATGCTTAGGTTAGGCATGCAGGCGCGGATGAAAAGTGACGTTGACGGGGCGGGTTTCGGTAGCCGCACGGGCGACACGCGACGCATCGAAAGTGGTTATCCAGGCAGATCCAGTGGTGCTTTCAAAGCTGATATTCGAGGCACCGCTAGGGCCGGATTGTGTTGTATCAAACACCCCGGCACTGCTGGTGATTGGACCTGGGTAGCCGTATGACGGCCGAGAAACGATATGTCCTGTGATGTTTTGCAACGCATCCTGTTGCCGACTACCGAGGACTCTTTCATTTGCAGTGTCTGCGTCACCCTTCAATCCGATTTGCCCACTACCGATAAAGGACTTCCATGAACCAGATCACCGTATACCAAACCGACCCTGACGGCGCATTCCTGCATCCGGTCATTGCGACCGAACTGGCGTTGTCTCCGGGCACCTACAACATCCCTTTCGGCGCAAAACTCACCCCCCCACCTGATGACGTGCCCGAAGGCAAAGTTGTCGTGGCCGTCCTCGAAGGATGGGGCACGCTCGAAGACCACCGCAAAGACACGCTGTATCTCGTCGATACCGGCGAACCCTATACCCTGAAAACCACCCTTGCCATAAACGGCATCGCCGTGCGCTACACCGGTCTTGGAACCATCCCGGATTGGCTGACAGATCAAGCGCCGGTGCCAATGGTTCGGGAAGAAAGCGACGAGTAAGGAGGAAAACAACAACCCGCCCGAAAACGAGTGAAGCAGTAAAAAGACGCGGCGCTGTGCCGGGTGCGGGAACACCCAACACAGCACTGCCATCGCAGGGATAAGCTGCAACGGTAGCCAAGGCCACGCCACCTGTCGACAGGCGGGCGCAAGGCTACCAGATTTGTAAGGGATTTGCAGCCCATGAAAGAGATACGCTGCGGCCACTGCCGCAAAAAATTGGCCGAAGGCACATTCATTCGGCTCGCCATCAAATGCCCGCGCTGCGGGACATTGAATGACCTGAGTGCCAAGGGCATCAGCCACCGCACCACCCCAGAGCGTCATGGAGCGCCTGTTCTGACCAACAGGAACCGTCATGACCGCTTTGAACAACCCTACGCACGATAATCACGCCATACCGACACGGTCACTGCTGCGCTACTTCGGCGGCAAGTGGGCGATTGCCCCTTGGGTGCTGTCCCACTTGCCACCGCACCGCATCTACGTCGAACCCTTCGGCGGCGCGGCATCCATCCTCTTGCGCAAGCCGCGCAGCCGTATCGAGGTCTACAACGACTTGGACGAAGAGATCGTTGGCATCTTCCGCATCGTCCAGAACCCGACAATGTGCCAGACGCTGATGCGCCGTCTGCGCAGGACGCCCTACAGCAGGCGGGAATTTGAGACGGCGTTTCAGGCTAGTTCTGATCCCATCATCCGCGCCCAGCGCGCCATCGTGCGCGCCTACCAGTCGTTTCATCACGAAGCGCTGTTCAATCCACGCAAAACGACGTTTGCTGATGCCAAGCACCGCAGCGGGTCTCACTGCAAGGCGCACGAATGGGCCAACTATCCCAGAACCCTGCTGGCGGTCTCGCACAGACTGCAAGGCGTGGTCATCGAATGCCGACCTGCACAGGACATCATCCGCGTGCAGGATACACCCGACGCGCTCTTCTTCGTAGACCCGCCTTACTTGCCGTCTACCCGTACAAAGTCGGGTTATCGACATGAGATGAGCTTGGCCGACCACGTCGCACTGCTCGAACAATTGCGAGCGGTTCAAGGCATGGTCGTGTTGGCAGGCTATCCGTCTGGCCTGTACGACAGCATCTTGCACAACTGGCATCGCGTCGAACGCCCCCACCGCGCCGCGGGCAGCCAGCGACTACGTACCGAGGTCTTGTGGCTGTCTCCTAACGCTGTCGCAAACCAGGCAGAAAGGACTTGACTCGTCTACCAAACAGAGCGTCACTGGTGTTGTCACGAACCCCGGCAGCACCAGAGGAAACCATGAATACACGAATCGAACAAAACCTGACCGACTACCTCGGCGGCGCTTTTATCCGCAACCAGCCCGACAATCTGGCGCTGTTGCAGCAATATACCGGCTGGCAACGCATGGCACAACGGCTGCTGGATCAACGTGCCACAAAGGTGCTCGACAACCTGCCCGATGAAGAACTGCGCGCCATCGCCCAGGGCGATGTTGACATCAACGCGCTGGCCAGACGCTGGAACGTCTGATAACCGTCCAAACCGACCCAATGCACAAAGCCACCCTCA